GTCGGCGGCGGCCGTGATGGTGAACTGGATCTCCTGGTCGGTCATCCACCCGATGCGACTGTCCACGGTGGGGAAGACCTCGTTGGCCCGGGTGCCGGGGGCGGCGGGAACGGCCGGGGCGGCCCGGTTCTTGGTGACCCGGTAGTTCCGGCGCCACTCGGCGTGCATCTGCTGCTTCATCTCTTTGGCCTGGTTGTACAGGTCCTTGAGCCTCTCGACCAGTACGTCCTCGTTCGTGGCCGGCGGCGTCTCGATCTGGTAGATGGTCAACGGATCACCTTGGCCTTGTCGGCCATTTCCTGGCGCTCGGCCGGGTCACGCCCGTGCAGGGAGTCGAGGGCGTCGGTGTCCCGGGCGTCGACTGTCTGGAGCTTCACGTCCATCCCCAGCTTCTCGGCCTGGGCATCCTGGCCCTGGGCGAGGAGCGACCGGAACTGACGGTCGTTGGCCACGTACTCGCCCACCACCGGGTCCCACCGGCCCGACTGCTTGAGCGAGGAGCGGTTGATGTTCACGCTGTAGCGGCGCTTGGCCACCCGCCCGCACCGGCAGTGGATCTTGTCCATGGGGGCGGGGAAGTCGACCAGGCCGCAGTTGGGGCAGAGGTAGGCGAACATCAGTACCAGTCCGTGACGCCGATGGTGGCGTCCTCGTTGTCCATCCCCATGAGTGTAGGGAGGCCGGGCACGTTCACGCTGCGACCCTGGCCCAGGAACTTCGGGGGAGTCTCGCCCGGGATATAGGCGGGGCCGGGGGCGGCCATGGCCGCGTAGTCCAGGTTGGAGGACTCGGTGACCACGGTCATGATGGCCACGCCGAGCGAGATCACGCAGTCGTCGTGGCCCGAGCGCCGGGAGGGTCCGTAGGTGCCGTCCTCGTTGGTCACGTACCGGGTCATCTCGTAGTAGGTGGCGGCGTGGTGGATGAGGAGTTGGCGGCGGTGGATCACGCCCTGCATGGTCCCGAGCATCCACTTCTTGGTCTCGTAGGTGCTATTCCAGCCCAGAGACTGCATGATCCGCTTGGGCCGGTCGGGGCGGTGGTCGTACCAGATGTGGGGATACTGGGCGTCACGCCAGTGATCCATGACCTTGCGGCCCCCACCCTGGACCTCGGTGTTGAGGATGGTGTTGGACCCGTACCAGATAGCGATGGCCAGGGAGATCTCCCCGATGGTGTGGGGGTCGGCCGAGCCGTGCCACACCGCTACCTGCTCCATGGAGGCCCGGTCGAGGACCTGGATACAGGCGGGGTCGCCGTCAATAGTCCAGGTCGGGTCGCAGGCCACCACGTAGCGGCGGCGCTGGCGGGGATCGGGGCGCTTGTAGACGAAGAAGTGGCCGCCCTCGTCGGGATTGAACTCCAGCTTCCCGTTGTCGTTGAAGAGAAAGCCCTGCTCGACGTCCACGTTCGGGTCGTAGCACTGGCCCAGCTTGACCAGGGGGAAGACGTTGGAACCGGTCGAGAGGAACGCCTCCTCCATGGAGTTGGGGTACTCCTCCTTCAACTGGTCCGGGTTGGAGTAGGTCATGGCCTTGCGCCGGCGCCAAGCCAACTTGGGAAGCGTCATCTCGGGGTAAGCGGCCAGCATCTCCCGCTCGTCGTCGTCCAGGTCGCCGTAGCGCAGGGTGGCGTCAGGGATGGCGTACTCGTCGTGCTCGAACCAGGGGAAGAACATGGGCGTGTAGGTGGACTTGTCCCCGGCCGGGTCGATGGCCTTCATCCACTCGTCGTGGAAGTAGCCACCCACGCCCTGGGCCGTCGACTCCATGACGGCGATGGTGCCGTGCTCGTAGGGGATGGCCTCGGACAGACCGGCCACGATCTCGTCGGCCATGGGCCAGAAGGCCACCTCGGAACAGTGAACGGCGTGGAGCGTGCGGCCACGGCCCACGTCCTCCTTGGAGGCGGTCGAGGTCATGATGTTGGAGTTGAGGCCCAGCCACTCGATGTAGCCCTGGCGGTTGTACTTGGTCTCGAACATCCCCTGGAATGGCCCCATCTCCCAGTACCGCTTGGTCATGGAGAACAGGTACTCAGCGTCGTCCTTCTCCTTGGAGAGAACCAGCGAGGAGGACCCGGGGTGCAAGAAGCACCAGATGAACAGGATGGCCTCGGTGACCGTCGAGATCCCGAGCTGGCGGCCTTTCAGAACGATGATGCGGACGGGCTCACCGGCGTTGTACTGGCGCTCGACCTCGGCCACAAACTCCCGTTGGGCCCAGGCGAAGGGGGCGTTACGGTCAAGCTTCTGGATCTTCGCCGATTTCGTCCTGATCGAGAGCGTCTCGAGAATCGGCCAAAGCGAGAGATTAGGCACGGCGGTACAGCTCCCCTCGAAGCCCACGTCGACAGTTCTCTTGATGAGTCACCGGCTCAAGGTGCGACAGTTCAGCGCATGGAGGATTGCGACACAGATGGTCTAGATCCAGCCCATCAATCGGGCCACGAAATGTAATCCACAAGAATCGGTGAACAAGGACGGTCTTGCCTCTCACCCGAACCCGCCCATATCCGTGACGATTCTTTTCTCCCGTGTAGACCAGACAACCGGTACTCTCGTCTCGGACAAGTCGCTCTGTGACATAGCTCAAGGGATCTGACGCGATATCTGCCTTGACCCTCGATGCATCACCGCCGTGGGTCTGCCATTGTTTGTAGTGCCTGGAGCACAGTCCTCGAGCGACTACTGGCTTACCGCAGTTACAGATCCGCTTCGGGGTCGATGTCTTCGGGCTCTGGGCCAGGTCCAGATTCGGCACCGTTTCCTCCGTTCATCACGGCCACAAATCTACTGCGCTTGGCCGGGGCTTTGGCTGGTCCGCTCCTCATGCCCGACAGCATGTCCATCAAGGAGTCGACGGCCTTGCGCTGGGATTCCGGCGTACGGCGGGCAGCCACGGCCATCTGCTTGCCCAGGATGGCACTGACAAATCTGGTCTTCTCTGACACCGAGCCGGCCGTCATGGTCTTGAGCGCCTCGTCCACGGCCGTCCACTGCATCTGCTCCATGTACTCGGACAGATCGTCGGTGCCGTATTTGTTGCGCCTGACCTTGGCCTGGCGCTCTTTCACCAAGTCGATGTCGAGCTCGAAGGCGCGGGCAATGACGCCGGTCGGTACGCCCTCGACCAACAGACGTTCGACCATCGTCTCCAAGAGCTCGGCCTCGGACATCAGTCTGGGATGTCGTGGCCCCAGGAGGCGATGACCCACCCGACGGCGACGATGAACACCAGGAACAGGGCCAGGACCATCATTCGTCACTCTCCTCGATCAACTGCAAACGCACGGGCTTCCCCTGCAATTCGTGGAACTTCCCCACCTGGTCGATCTCCTGGTGCGGGACATGGCACACCACCGAGAATCCCCCGTTCTTGAGCGAGGACACGCTGGCCAGCAAGGCCAGCACGCTCACATCTGGTCGTGGGGCAGCATGTCGGGGATACCTTGGTTGCCGTTCCACGGTCCCGGTGAAGACTGCTCCAAGGACTCCAGAATGGCCGATCTCTCCTGCTCCACTCGCTCCAGTTCCTTCATACGCTCTTGCCAGTGCTGCCGCTCCCTCAGCAAAGCTTCTTGCAGGGCTTCTTCCGCCTCCCGCCGCTCCACCTCCTCGATTCCCGGTGACGTCGGCCCCGAGTCGAAGTCGGAGACGCTCTGCTTCTCGCTCTCGATCAGCGTCGTCTCCCGCGGCGTAGTCGGCCCCGGTTGTTCCCGACCCTGCATGAGGGTGACCACCAGCTCCCTCGTCTCCCTCTGCAAGTCCACGAACATCTGAGAGATAGTCGTCAATGTCGTCGAACTCTCCGAGACGTCCGAAGTCGGGGTCGGCTTCGTACTCGGAGTCGGGGAACGATTCGTCCACAAAAGGCTCAGAATCAGGACGGCGATAAGCGAAAGAACCGCCAGTATCGCTACCTGCATCACTGGCCATTGGCGTAACCGCCCCGTGGTTCATCCTTTGAGGGCTTCCCCGTCCCTCTAGTCACCCCACGGGGCAGATCTTTCACGGCTTGACCTTGCCGTAGCGGGTGCGGGCGGCCTGGTGCGTCACGCCCAGCGGCTCGGCGATCGTGACCCACGACACACCCAGGTCCCGCAACTTGTCGGTGATCTCGAACAGGAAAGCGTCGTACTTGTCCCGCTTGCCCCGGCAGTCGGCGAGCTTGGCCAGCAATCGGTCGGCCACGACCTCGGGGTCAGTTGGCATCACGCCGGCCCAGTTGGATGATCTTGTCCATGTCCTGCGGGGTCAGGTTGCCGATGCCGATCTTGGCCTTGCGGACCTGCTCCTCGATGTTGTCGAGGACACCCGACACCCGGTTGGCGAACTCCATCTTGGCGTCGTCGAGGACGTGGGTTCCCGCCTTGCTGAGCAAGACCTCTAGGTATGCCGTCAGCCTGATGTTCTCGAACATCCCCGCCGGCAAAGCGACACGTTCGGCCACTATGCGCCGCAGCCGTTCGTCGTTCTCCGCTTCCAGGTTGGCCAGAGCCGTGGACGGATCGAGCTCGTCGGTCATGCAACGATTGTTGCACAACCTCCC